CATTTCTCGTATTCTTCGTTTTGTTCAAAATAACTTATCATAAGGTCTGCAACATTCAAAAAATCCTCAAGCTTGCTGGGGTTAAATGGAAATAACACCACAAGCTTTTCAGTAGTTAACTCAGCTAGTGTCTGTTTAGCTGTGATTAACTTATAGCCATTGTTGTAACAAGCATCAATTGATGCTACTTTCTCGATGAATTCGTCCATAGTCCGTTCGAATTCTTCGTCGTATTCATCTTCACTCATTTTACAATAGTTTGTAGATAGCCTTCTAGTCCATTAGTTTTACTCCAGATATAAGCCTGGCCTGTTCTAATAGCTGAGTATCCCATAGTTTTGTGCCAGTCATCATTAGCACAAATGGAGGGGATAAATCTTACTTTAATTCCACGGTACTCATTGACCATTTCCTTATGTAAGTGACCACAGTGCACCTCTCTAACTGAGCATCTGGCAAACATCTCTGGTTGCTCAGTTGCCATAATCAGTGGCATTTCACTTGGTCTTTCCTTATCCCCGTGAGTATACATTATCATGTTTACTCCGTACTCTACATACTTTCTACTCTCCATGCTGTTGTCTACAACAACATTCTTATCATTTCTATACCATCCTTTGATGAAATCTCCGGCATAAAACATTCTTTCAAAATCGTGATTCCCTGATACAACTACTATTTGGACTGGAGCTTTAGCTTTTAGATAGTCAATAGCTCTAGTCATTAGCATACAATATCCCTGAAAGCTCTCTCTCCATCCTATTGAGTCATGCTGAAAGGTGCCTTTGGTTGTAGTAAGCCTCATCCCTTCAGAGTTCATCCCGTCATTCCCGATAGGAAGGATGAACTTCTCAATATCTAATCCCTTAGCTTTTTCCACTAAGTTATGAATAGTGCTCATGAACTGCTCTTCTGCTGCTTCTATGCTAAGCTCAGTGAGTTTACCATAGTGAATATCAGGAAGAGATATCTCATAAGCTACCCCATCTTTTTCTTGGAATGGGGGAGATTGCTTGAATACAGTCGGACTGAATATCGTAGCAAATTCCTCAATCTCTTTCTTTATCTCCTCAATAGAGGCTTTGTCATCTTTAGTTACCACAGAGAACCGTTGTTCTCCTTTCATTGTCTGCCAGAACTTAACAGATGTTACACTATCTCTTTCAATTCCGTTTTCTGCCAGATAGTTTTCAAACTCTGTTATTCTGTTATCACTGCTATTGCTATTATCTAGCTTTAGCTGTCTTTTAGCTTCTCTGATAGCATTAACAGCATTATCGATAGAGACATTAAATATTTGAGAAACTTTGGTCGGCCCTGATTTAAGGTAACCCTGTTTATCCTTTAATGTCTCTATCAACAAGTGCTGCTTCATAGGCTATTTTTTAATTATAGGACGAAGACTTGCTAATTGGTCTGCATCCAGGTCAGAAGGTAGATTAGTTTCTTCAATTAGAATCAACTCCATAGATGATGCTTCATCTAGTCTAGAGTTAACTTTATCCAATTGGTTCTTTCTCTCTTCTACAATGTCTTTGTTTTCTTCTTCATACTTCTTCAATCCTTCTTCATCACCTGCGTCGATCAGAGCTTTAGCTTTCATAGCTAGTTCAATAAACTCCTGAGATGGCTTAGACAACTCTTCGAGTTCTGCCAGATGCTTCATGATAGCCTCTGAATTCTCTACTACTGTCTTTGCATAAGAAGTGTCTTTAACATTCTTAGTGTCTGTAAGAGTCTTAAAAATGTTTAAGAAGTCTCTGTTCGTCGCTGTTACATAAATCTTGTTCATAAAATATAATGTTTGGTTTGAAATTACTCTGCTGTGGCGTAGACTCTAATCCAAGCATCTACACCGTTAATTTTAATTTTTATTGCTCCAGTCTTAGCACCTGCTGATGCTGTTGAGCTAGAGATTGAGTTAGCACTAGCTGCACTGCTAGTTCCGACAAAGTTAATGAAAGATTCGTCTGTGTCAAGCTGTTCTAACTCCAGAGCCGGAATATTAGCAGTTGTGCTATTTTGTTTAACATCTAATGGAGCTGATGGAGATGTATTGTTAATTCCAATATATCTACTAGCACCTTTAAGTGTCATTAATGAATGTACACTGCCTGCACTATCGTACCCATAGAATGATATATTTCCGGACGTACCAGCTCCGTCATGCTTTCCTGCATAAAGTTCTAGCTCACCTCCTAAGTTAGCTCCGAACGAAGAGCCAGCTTTAATATACAAATCTCCTCCTTTATTAGAAGCATTAGCATCTGCTGATCTAATAGTTAAAGCCGCAGGAGTAACAGTAGCAGTAAGTATAGAACCAATAGTTTGAGATACATTACCATTAACGTAAATATTGTTAGCTACGTTTAAGTCTCCACTATAGAATGGAGTTGGGGTACCACTACCAATAAATGTCTGTCCAGTTCCATTAAACTTAAGACCTCTATTGCTAGTATCAGGGCTCAACCAGTTAAATCCGTAAATGTTATTGCTATTAGCATTTAAAGCAGTTGCCAATGTTGAGAATGCTGCAGCAATAGTTATAGATCCAGACCCATTAGTAATAGTAATATTAGAACCAGCTGTTAGGTTAGCAAGTACTGGAGCTAAACCTGTTCTTCCAATTGGGATTTGACCATTGGTTGCTGCTCCAAGTGAAGTCAGAGCTGAAGTTCCATTTGCAAGAAGAAGTGTATTAGCAGTTAATGTAGTTGCTCCTGTGCCTCCCTTTGCAACAGGAAGAGTACCAGTTACAGTTCCTGAAGCTAAAGCTACACTAGTAAGGAATCCTGAGCTAGTATTATTACAATTAGCAAGATTGATATTAGCCTCATTAAGTTGCAAAGTAACATTGTTACTAGCAGTGGCAACAGTAATTAAGTTGTTTACAGATGCAATCCCTTTAAAGTTAATTACATTCTTACTTGTAATACTTACAAATACAGATTGTCCTGACCCCAAAGTTGTAAGAGTTGGGAAGAGGTCCTGTAGAGTAAACTTATAATTATTGTTAGTAGCAGCTACAAGCAAGTAATGAGATGCTGTAACACTATTCTTAGCTAAAGTTGGAAGGCTGGTTATTGTTGCCATTTTATAAGGTTATATTTGATCCGTTTTCAAGAGTGATATTTTGTCCAGTACTTGTTGTCACTGTTTCAGGAGTTCTTTGAGGAACTACAGGGATAGGGGTTGATACACTAAACTTAGTAGGATTAGTTACACAACTACGACATTCTTTACTGATATAGTTTACAAATGTCTCTAGGTAAGTTTCTGGTGTAGGGGAGTAAGAGATACAGTAGTTAATACAAGTATTTCCATTCCCTACTGCTTCCTCTGGGATAGGCGTAGCTAATACTAGTGTACTTACATCTATGTTTTCATCATAAATTACATCTACAATTTCAGAGCTAAATCCTTCTAGATTTTCTAGACAAGCTGGTTGATTACAGCAATTATAATAGGGTACAGTATCTGTAATTGTAGAACATGTTGGGGCAGTAGGATTAGCACAGTAATCTAAAGCTGCCCCTAATGGACATGAGTAATCTACTGCTTGTGTATAAACCGTATTCCCTACTATTTGCCCAGCAAAAGCATCTCCCCCTAAACTAAACACACAATAAGTAGAACTAAATAATGCAGTTCTTTTATTAGCTAGAGTACTTGAATTAACTACATCCCCATCAGGGAATGTTGCCCCCACTATTGATTGGGCTCCTCCAACTCCTGTAGGAGTATTGTATACCATCAAATTAGTGTTACAAAACTCTTCTTTAAATTTAGTTATAGATATATTGAATATATCAACAGCAATAGAAGAAACACTACCATAGTTATAAAGTCTTATCTTAAAAGTATATGACCCAGGATCAAATGTAATTGGGATAGCGTGATACCATAGGAAAGGATCTTGATGTCCTGAATCAGTAGCACTTAATTTTATAAATTCCACAAAAGATTGTCCATCCCCAAATCCAGGACCTTTAATTTCTATTTTAATAGCATTATCAGCTGCTATTCCTATTAAGTAATTTCGTTCAGTTTGAGAGTTTGGTATTACTAAACATTTATAAATTTCAACATATAGGTTAGCTGTGTCACATGCAGGTATTGATGGTGATAGTAAATCACAATCAACAGCTGTACCATTTACCCAAATACCACTGTAATTAAGCATTCCATTTCCAGTAGATGTACTACCTGATATATTACCAATGTTCCACCCAGTCCTCGAAGAGAATAATGGATTGTTTAATTGAACAAACTGATATGTATTATTCTTAGAATATGCTGGATATTCAGATCCTCCTATTGTAATAGTTCCTGAATCCCCTGGTATTGTTGTTCCTGATGCACTTTTAAAAGTATAATTCCCTACTGCTGTCCCAGAGAAATTTATTGGAAGATCATTTAAGTAATCATTTATAGGTTGAATTAGGTTTAATCCCCCAGAACCGTATGCACCATTTGGAGTTCCAGCTCTTATTGTAGTTGTATTGGGGGTTACAGGATCAGTGATTGCAGCTTGATTTGTTGTTTCTACACATATCTCTTGGGTGTTAACTACATCGAAATCATATCCAGTTGGACATGTATCACAAACTGGCTCTGGGGTAACGTAGTCTACATTAGGAAATGGTCCACCACAGCTAACATTAAAGTTAGCTCCTGCATATCCTATAAAGTTTCCAGATAAGTTAATTCTATCCCCTGATATGTAGTTTAAGTCTGAGCAAGAATTCCCTTTATATAATGTGGTAGGGAAGTCTCTTCTATTGTACAGGCACGGGAGAGCAGTCTCACAGTCTTTTTTCTTTAGCAGTTCTATAATCAATCCTAGCTTTACTAGTTCTAGATTAGAACATGCTATTCCACCTTTAAGTTTATTTAAGTAGTCTGTTCCTTTAGAAACAAGACACTTATCAAGGTCATTAATTGTTACAGCTGTGTACTCTTTGCTGTTAACATCTATAGGGACGTTAACTGGAGGGTCACAGATATTGAGATTTTCTGATGGTGTTGGGATAACTGCTTGGTCAACACTATCTATATTGAATTCAGGGGGAATAGAGTAAGTCTCTGCCCCTATCGTAAATGTCGTATTTGGTGTCCAGGTTAATACATGACTGAATATGCAATCATCTCCTTCATTCCAAACAGCTGTAGCATATTCTATGTATGTAACTGACTCTGGATCAAGTCTTCTTCCAACTACCCAGTGGGTATTGCCTGCTCTTCTATATATTACAAAGTTGGCTGTTTCAATACTTGAAAGTATTATATTGAACTGATAGAAGATATCTCCTGATGCATTTAAGTTTACAAACGGAGAGATTTCAATCAATCCTGGAGTTGTAACTGTACTAGGGGTTATTACCTTGACAGTATCAGTCTCTATAATTGAAGAGTTTCTAGGGATTGTAAAGTATATTAAGACCCCGAAACAGGGATCATTAATATCTTGAGAGCATGTTAGGCAGACTTTTGGCATATCAGTTAATTAGCATCCACATCCACATGTGGTGTCACAGAGTGATTTAGCTTTAGTATATTTATCAATTGCATCAGTAACAGTGCCCTGAGTTGCAGCAGATTCTGCTGATTTAACTAGAAGATGAATCTTCTCAGCAGTTCTAATATCATCATCACATTTAGAACAGTTGCAAGTGCAAGATATTCCTGACTCTACAAGTTTAGCTATACAGCAGTATAGTTCACAACTTGATACTGCTGCCCCAGAAACAACTGCAGCTGTAATACTATCTGTAGCAGTCACAGCAACTACCCCATTAATTGCTGAATTACCTACCTCTAAAGTAGGTGCATACTCTTCCCATATCACTATGTCGTCATTTGATGGGACTAATGATTGAGTAGTATGAGCAAGCTTATTACTTACTTTATTCTCGTAAGCAATAGTTATTGGGTTAGGGCAATCTGAGATTACTACTGTGATTTTCTTACAATTAGGGGAAAAGGTTATAGAGTCAATTATCATTTCAGTAGTTTTTGTAAAGATAATAAAAAGTAGGGGATTGCTCCCCTACTTTTCAATTTAATTAAGATTAATACGTTAATTCCAAATCAGATACTCCCCAAGAAGCTCCAATTCCGAATGTAGTATCCAAAGTAGTACTACCTAGAGCAGTTTCTACTACATAAATTTTAATAGTATTCAACTCACCTGCACGAGCAATACCAGTAGATGATGGATGACCATGCTCATAAGCAATTTCAAGCACATCGTAAGTATTTCCAGATTGTGCAAATGTTGGGAAAGTTGCAGGGAAATACATACGGTTAAAGTTACCATATCTAGCGCGCATTGATTTTTCATCAGAAAGTGCTTGATAGTAATTACCAGCTCCACCTACAAATCCAGTAGTAGTACCAACACTAAATCCAGTAGGACCTACTAAATCAGCATCAGCGCCATCTAAAGCTTGAACTGTAACATCAAATACAACTCCAGCATGACGAGCAGTAATAGTTACAGTAGGAGTACCACTTACAGTAAATACTTTTTTCAAACTTGGATGATTGTTAATGAAGTCTGTTAACTGTGTAGCGTTTGCAGCAGCAGTTGAAGCAGTCAATTCTACGTTAAAAATCATACGACCTGCAGAAAAATTACCAAGCAATGGGAAATCATATCCAGCACCTGACAAATCCAATGCCTCGCCATCTTGATAATAGTTAGCATAAGCAGTAGGAGCAGTACGAAGTGCAATACGTACCATTACAGAATCACCAGTATTAGCAATGTTTGCACAAGTTACAGGAACTGCATGACGAACAAAATCTACTTGTCTGTTATAATTGATACGTTTAATATCTTTTACATCAATCAAAGGAGATGCAATAGTAGCAGTACCACTAGGCATAGTTTGAAAAAACTGAATAGTAGTTTCAGCAGTCAATGCAGTAGAAATAACAGAACCAGCATTCGGTCCAGCTACAGAATAGACTCCAATAGCACTTGCATTAGCTGCAGTTGAAGTATTAAAGGCTGCAGGATTAGTAGCTACGTTAGCTATAAATACCTGATTTAAATTAGAAGGTGCCATTTTTTATTAATTTAGGCGTTAAACACATTATTTGAATTATTACTCACTCTCTAGATTTTCTAAAGTTTGAGTTTGATACCTAGGGTCTTGTACACCCTCAAGTATGCTCTTTATTGCCATTTCTACAATTTCAGGGTGAACGTGTTCTGCAAGTTCACATCCTATCCCATCTTTTATAGACATGGCTTTTGGGGTTCTGATGTACTTAAGTACAACTTCAGGAACCATAAATGTATTATCTGTGTGGATATCTATGAAGTTCTCTTCTATCGTGTACACAGGAGAACGATAATCAGTGATATTAAACGGATCTAACATCATGTTTATCACGTCATCTTGTTGTGCAAATTTACAAAGAGATATTCTTTTATCTCCACCAGCTAAGATTTTTCTATTATTTGTTTCAGTAATTATAAACTGATCTTTGTTTATATTAACTGTGACAGGTGCATTGTCAATTAACCAGGTTATTACAATAGCCGAGTTATCGGCTAAGTTGTTATAAAAGTCTTCTCCTACCTCAATAAGTAAGTTATTTGACTGCTCAGTTGGTGTAACGTGTGTAGTACCTATTGAAGTACTTTCAGTATTTTGGCTAACTACTGGAGTTGCAGAATTCCAGTTGTTAGAGTCTATTAAGACGTCATGTAGAACTGGAAGTTTTAAATTATTGTAGTTAGTAAACCCTGTTGTTTGAACCCCTGTAAAATCATTAAATACAATTGTACTTAGAACATAATCATTAAGATTAGTTGCATAAGATGGGTACATTGGGATAGCAACTATATATTTTCTAGTTGTTGGTAAAGCAAATGTTATAGAAGAATTGCTTGTAAGTACTTTATCACAAGAGTATTCAACTATACCTCTTACTCCTACTAGAAACATATAATCTAGTGGAAGTGTAGTTCTATCTACATAGATATTAGTTCTATTGGCAGTATATACATACTTACCCAATACATCACTAAGTATCCCATGATTAAATGTTTCAATCTGAGCATCTACAACGAGTGCCCTGAGGTCATCGATTCTTTTTTGAGATTGCTCAAAGCCTTTCCCCAATCTATTAGATGAAGGATTGTACTTCTGCTTTATAAACCTAGTCATTGCTAGATTTAACTCATGATCGATTTCCTCAGGTAATAAGACATCAACCTGGTAAGATGCAATCTTTTGCACCCCCAGGTTGACAGCTATATGCATCTCGTTAATAGTCACTATGATACTTCTTTTAGTTTTGCTCTCAATATATTTACTATACCTGAGTTCTTCTTGTTCTTGAAGTAGGTGATTGTATCTTTCATATCCTCTCCAATTGTCTCATCTTCATAGATAACCTGATTTCCGATTTTTCTAAGAATTGATTTTGCAATCATATCCTCGATTTCAAATCTAACTTCAAGGTTAGTATCAAGTGAATACTTCAAGAATCTCTCAGGATTCTTTTCCTTATAATCATAGAGAGTGTTTTCGATTTCTATCTTAGATAATCTATCAGGATCTCCTCCTGTTAGAACTCTAAGAAGCATCTGCATCTTACTCTCTTCCATTGACACCTTGATAAACTCTTTGTCAGCTTCCTTTTTAACCTGTACCTTTTCACTACGTTTAAGTAGATCTTTCTGAGGATCGTAGATGTAAAATCTTTTGTTTGCATCTAGTTTCATTTCCTCTTCAGTCATAGCTACATGTCTATGTTTCATACACCATTTCCAGTATATGTAATCCATAGCGTTAACTGGTTCTCCATTTGCGTCGATAGAAATATCTAATTCTACTCCTTCAAATGGAACTCTGAGAGTTAAACTTGCCCAAAAGTCTTTTGCTTTCGGTCCAAATTCAGGGTGTCCTGCCGCAACGTCAATTACTCTTTTCAAGAGTTTTTGCTCTTCTTCTCCATCAACTCCTTTGAGTGGGAGACGGTCAACAAAAATTGACCCTAGTTTCACTTTGGCTCCTGCTCTAATCTCTTTTGGGAGATGGTTAAGAACCTCTTTTCTTCTAACAATTACTTTTCTTTCCATAATAAGTTCTTTTTATTAATTAGTACTGAAGGATAAAGAATAACCTTCAATTTTATAGTTTTAAAAGGGGGGATTGGGTACCCCCCCTTTTTATTGCAAACCAAACACAAATTACGATGCAATACACTGAAGATCAATGCTAGTGTCAAAACGACGAAGCAAAACACCAGCAGTCTTCAACATATGAACAGATGCACCGTCAATGTCACTAGCACGAGTGTCGTTGCCTGTAAATCCTTTTGGAACTACAGAACCAGCTACACACCAGCGCATCATTTCACGACCTTTCTTATTTACCATTTGGAGGTTGTTTTCACCATCATAAGTAGATTGGTCAACAAACACCATACGATATGATTCCAATGGAAGACCAGATACTGGGTGCTTCTTAGAAGCTTGAGCCACAGGACCGTGATCAAACAAAGGAGATTTAACTACATTAACTCTGTGACCATCTACGTGATCGTAACTAGTGAAGTAACCAGTAATACCGAGGTTACGACCGCTACCAGTGATGAACGTAGGTTGAGTGGTCTGCAGATATTGGTTGCCACTATAGTAAGTCTTAAGTGCACGGTCAAATTCACGAGCACCACCGATACCAGTGTACAAAGTCACTTGCTTATCAGTAGCATCAGTCATACCATAGAACAAGTCACCAATTACTTCTTCAATCTTAGCTTGAGTAAGAGTTGAGTAAGAATCTTTGTTGATGATCTGCTCAAGCAAACCAGGACCAGATACTACAGGTTGACCGTTCTCATCGAGCATAGTGCTAACACCATTAGCATCGTGAGTCTTCTGACCATACCAGTAGTACATTTCACACTCTTCCTTGAACTTAATCATGTGACGGTACTCTTCGTAATCCATCCACAATTTAGTCTTAGAACCTTCTTTCAAAGGCAATTCGAACTGAGCTACATAGTCTTTAGCATTTCCAGAGAAGTGGTAAGATTTACGAATAGTACCAATCTTAGAACGAACAAGACCAGGAGCAGTCCAGTTAGATGCATTACCACGTGAGAAGTCAATACCCACGTTAGCATACAACATACCCCAGAGAGCACCTGCAGCCAAGTCACCACCTGCAGCTGAAGACAAAGCAGCAGCATCAGGAGAAACCAATTTCAAAGTGTACTTCCAACCAGCACCATCAGCAACTGGCTCGGTCATAATACGAGCGAGAACACCAGACTGAGACACCAAGGTGTAAGGGAAGATAAACCACTTGTCAGGGAAAGTAACGGTGAATGGAGCACCACCACCACCTGTTCCTGAACTTGCAATAACAGGACGGACATTAATTTCGTGTGTCTTAACACGATATTCGTACTCATAGCGATCGATAGAACGAGTATTACCAACTCCTTCGGTAAGGAAGGAGAGAGGGAATTTCTTTTCTTCACGACCAGCCAAGTGAGTAATGATCGGAGACAACTCCGCGGGACGTTCCATAAGTGCATTAACCAACGAATTAGTGTCGGTCATTTGTGCATCGTTATAGTACGTTTTCAAAACTTGCATTAGAGCCATGATTCTATAATTTTAAAAGTTAATTGTTGTCTGAGTTTTATTCAAACAGCCTCTTTACATCCAGTTGGTCTGGATCGAATTTCTTTATTTTCTTATCTACCATACCTTGGTTTCTAAGTTTCTCCTGACCTGTCTGAATTCTATCTCTAAGGTTTCTAGCACTTTCAGTCTTAGCCTTAGTAGTTATGATTTCAGACAAGTTGAATCCCTTATATAACAGGTAGTCAATTGCCAATTTAGTTTCTAGTGGGGCATTATTATAGTCCATATCTCTTTTAGTATTTCCCTGTTTATTTACAGGGGCAGAGATATAATCGAAGAATTTGCCTTTCTCTTTTTCTGGGATCTTAATCCCTGAGAACTCTCTTCCTTCATCTATAGTATTAGCAACACCCTCCCAGAATTCTTGTTGCTTTTGCTGCATCTCTTGTTGTCTTTGCTTCTGTAACTCAACCATCTGCTCTCTTTCTTTTGTTTGAATAGCAGAAAGTTGTTTTTGAGCTACAGTAGCCTTATCATAGAGTTTACCAGTATCTTCATAATCGTCAAGCATATCTTTGATGAATTCCTCATCGTGCCCTTTAGATTTGAAGTAGTCAGTAATCAGCATCTTCTGCATTCTTGAATCTCCTTTATCAACTTCCATTTGGCTGTAGTCCATTCCTGGATTGTAAGCCTGGAAGAATTGTTCAGAGTCTCCACCTGCTAGAACATAATCTAGATGCTTTTGAATTAAAGGGAATTGAGAAAACAACTCCTGAATTTGATCTTCAGCAATGTTTTGAGCAATATCTTTAGTAAACTCTACTAATCCTTCTTCAGTATCAGCATACGTATTTTCAAGGTCATAGCCTAATGCCTTTGCAATAGACCGAGCAATTGAAGATTCTGAGTCTTCGTCAGAGTTATCTTCATTTACATCATCGTCGTCTTGTTCTTCTTTTGAATTTTTTCTAGACGGTCTAGGAGATTCTTCCTCTCCTTCCTCGTCATCGTCTTCATCAGAATCTTCTTCCGAGTTGACATCTTCTTCGTCCAGGTCTTCATTCTTAGGAGACCTTTTCTTAGAATCGTTATCAAGTTCGTTAGAAGCACTTTCACTTTCATTTTCTTTTGTTTCTAGACCATCCCCGATAAAATCGTCGAATGTAATGTCTGAAATACTTAGCTTTTCTTCGTTCTGTTTGGTTGCCATATATACAAAGGTATTGGTTTACTTATAGTTAAAAAGTATAAATTTATCTTTTATACTTAGCTTTATTGTATAGCACTCTGTTCTTTAATCCACCTTTTAGATAGGTTTTAGTGCCTCCAGTTAGTTTCTTTTCTTGGGCAGCTGCTGCTCCTACTACAAGTGCAGGAGGAAGTATGGTTTTCATAGTTCCATATACAGTGCTGGGATTGCCATAAAATCCTACTGCTCTTCCTGAATTAATAAAATTCTCCCATGCTCCTCTTGAGAATTCTGTCTGAGAGTTAAATCCTGGTTTTACTCTCCCTAGGTCTATCTTTTTTAGATACTCATTAATAGCTTCATAAGCCCCTGAGCCTTTTCTAGGAGTAGAGTCTGCAAATACAGATTGAGTAGTATTTCTCATTTCTAACCCAGGAATACTTCTAAAGTAATCAGTATTTGCAATGTCTTTTACATCTCCTCTCCATTGACCAGACTTAATACCTACTCCCCAAGAAGATTGACCTCCTATTGTTTTAGGAGTTTGTATTCTAGTTATTTCAGCTCTTATAGATTGAATAGCTTCTTCTTTAGTTTTAAAAAAATCATCATGATGAACATTTGGATTTGTATATACCCATCCTTTTTCTTTTTTTACTAATCCCCCTTTATTCACTGCCCAGTCTTCAGCATCTTTAGTAAACCATTCTATATTTTCTTTTTGTTTAGCTGTTAATTGCCTTGGAACTGTTTGCTCTGGTGTTTCAAAGATTAATCTACCATCCTCAGTTAACTCCTTGACTTTATATTGTACTCCTGATTTATTTCTTTGAGCAATAATATCATTAAGAAGATCTATTTTAGAGTTGAACTCTTCTGTGTAAGCTTTTGGAGTCATAGGTACTACACTTTGTTTACCAGAAAATTCATCCATTAAAGATCCTTGCTCGTATTGAACAATCTCTCCATTAGGTTTTAATACACTATTTTGAAATTCTGTTTCAGACATTTTAGAGATAACATCTTTGTCTTTATCAGTAACTCGTGTAAGAGCTTCTTCTTTAGTTAATCCAGATTTGTTTGTAAACTTCTTGAAAGTATTACGAGGAGCACTAGTACCAAGGTCTCCAATATCTATAAATTGAGGAGGGTCAGGTAACTGATTCGATCTATACATTCTAAAGTTCTCATTTGTGTAATCTGTGTAATAATCTGGAACATATGTACCACTTACATATCCATCTGCATTCTTTACCTCCTCAAAATCTGTCTCGTATAATTTCTCTTTAGGACTAGCTCCTTTATAAGTAGGTCTAATCATTCTGGAAATAGGTCTAAGCATACCTGCCCCGTATAAGTCTAGTACACCTGTACCAGCATTAATAGCAGCATCAGCATATTCTCCTCTGCTGAGTTGTCCTGGAATCTGTGGTAATCTATTAACTAATGCATCAGAAGCAAATCCGGCACCTAATGCATTACCTACTGTTAACCCTTGTACTCCTGCTATAGATGTATTTAATGCTGATCCAATCATTGGTGCTGCTCTCATAGCAGATGCTCCAGCTACTGGTGCCATCAGAGCAAATTCAACTGGCCCCATAGTTGGAGTTATAGCTCCTGAAGGAAGCGGAGTTTCAATACGTTTTGTTCTTTGTATTGTCTCTTTAGCTTTAATTGCTTCTGCTTTATCTACTGTTGGACCTATACCAAACTTTTTATCTAAAAGTTTTTCTTCTTGTTCTTCTTCTGTTAGTACCTGCCCTTTAGTTCCTAGCCAAGGTAAATTAGCAGGAGTAGTTCTAAAGTCTCCTGTCTGATACTTTTTTACTCCCCCAGTTTTATATCCTTCAGCAGGAGTTTCTATTACCATCCCACTATTAGGTCCTGTAGGTAGGTTTTGAATTCCTGGGGGTACAGCTTTATAAGATTCTACTAAGTTACCTTGATTGTCAACCTTATTAATGTCAATAGGGATCTTCATCCCTACTGTGTTAAAGCTTTGGTTAGGTTGTACGTCAGGGAAGACCATAGACTGCCCAACATTACCTGCTGCATGTGCAGGACGTAGACCTTGCTCTTGCTCTTGTGGAGTTTGAGCTACTATTAACTGTTGTTGCTGTTGAGCCGTATACTCATCTAGAATAGTAGGGTTCTGAAATACATCTAGTATTGACCCTGGGAAACCAGAAGCCTTTACTCTCTCAAGCAATATCCTTCTAGTCTGATTATCCATTATTCTTTATTTACTTGCTGAGCTTTTATCTCGAGTTCTCTTTCTTTAAGTGCTAACTCCTCTTGTTTAATTTGGAAATCTTGAAGCATCTTTTCAAGGCTTGCACTATTTCCGTTAAATGAGGATTCTGCAGCAATCAAAGCTTTCTCAATTTGCATCTGCCTGTCTTTCTCTTTCTCGACTAACTGCATTTGCAGGTTTTGTTGTTGCATTTGCATTTCTTGGGCTTTTGCTTCTTGCTCTGCTTGCTGTTGGGCTTTAGCCAGCTCTTGAGCAGATTTTTCAGCTTGGATAACTTTGTCTTTAATTTGAGCAAAGCTGTTGCTTTCAAAAATTGAAATGATTGATGAGAGTGGAGTACCATTTTGTAGTGCTGCTTGAGTTAAACCTTCTATTTTTTGCATTCTTTCTACATCCTTACCTGCATCTGATACGAATATTCCGTACTCACTTTCCATATGAGTTAGTGGGTCTACGTCAATATCGTCTACAGATCCATCAGGGAGGACATACATAGATTTCTTTCCATTTATCCAGGCTACTTTAGAGTAGTCTAGCATTCCTTGCAATTCTCTTTGTTCAAAGTGAGAGAATTTTCTAAACAAGTCTTCAGTTATGTGTGAAGATTGTACAATACTTTGTTGAGATGTAGCTTTACCTTCATAGGTGCCCATCTGTCCTTGTCTTTGTCTAGTTACCCCACTAACCTTCTCCCATTCAACCATGATAGATTCAAGGAGAGTTAGATACTGAGATATTGTCTTAATAGACATGTCTAGTACAGACTGGTGCTGAGGAGATAGGATAATTCCTTCTTTGTTATAATCTACCCAAGCAATACCTGTACCTTCTACAAAGTACATGAACTTATCCATGTCCCAATTCTTAGGGATCATGTTAATATCGAATTGAGCAATGATGTCCTTGCTTCGTGCAATAGCTAGCTCTAGTCGATACTTATAAATATTATAGTTAAGCTGGTAAGGAATACCTAAGCTTACTATCGAAACATTCTGAGAGTTAATGTCAGAGTATTTTCTTCCATTAATTGGGAGTTTGCACAGTGATGGGTTGTCTAGACTAGCTCTTTGGTTAGCTACAGGATTAACTCTGATATAGAATCTTCCATCTATACGAGTTCCCTCCCATACTTCGTTAACCCATTCCCATTCTACTTTAGCCCCTAACTCTTTTAGTTCAGGGGTTATTCTAAATCCATCTTGTATAGATACTGTTTCAGGTACTCCAGTCTCTGGATTTACGTAGGTCATAAACCCAATACGTTTTCTACTCTTCCAATAGACAGTGATAACCTCAATCAGTCTATTACGATTCATGTTGCTATCTGCTCCAGAAGCTTGTACTCTATAAAGTAGGTAAGCTTCAGATGAAGTGTGAGTTGGGTTCTCTAAATCTAGTACTTGTTCTTCTGACAAGTAATCCCCGTATGCATCTACAATAGTTGAGGCATGTGAGAATTTTCTGATGATAGCCCAATCTGCATCTTCTACAAAGTCGATATCAGGATCTTTATCAAAGTCTACATCTAGTGGGTTTATTACCTCATAGAAAGGTTCGTTCCTTCTTACCCCTTTATGTGAGTAGCACTCTCCTGACACTAAGAAATGAAACCACTGCTTTTGAAGCTTATCGTAGATTTCATTGTAATACATTATATAGTTAAGGCTAGCCTGCCCTCTAATAGCTCTTCGATCTTTATAAGACCTATTGAATTCCTCCTGGATTTGCTTTGGGAGCGGAGGTTCTTCAACCTGCTCCCCTTGCATATCCAATTGCCCGGATTTTGCTAACTCTGCAAGGAACCGCTCCCTTAGATTTTGCAGAATTAGATTCTTTAAAGCCTCTTCTTTAATGCTGACTGCATCTGAGTTCTGAACGGTTACAGTAAACTCTAGTGGACGTTTTGATTTTTCCCCAAGCAATAGGTCTATGATAGGTTTGATGATGGGGTAGTTCCTCATCTTAGATGGGAAGTGAGATCTTGTT